TGACATTTACATGATAATGTGTTATATTAGACATATGTTAGATAAAATAGTTTATAGAACTCTGGACACTATCATAAGTTGGTGTGAAAGATATAAAGAATATAGGTTGAAAAAGACTCTACCTAAACATAATCCCAACCAATTAAAAAAGTGGGTGAAACAACAAGAAAGACAAAAAAAGTCTTATAAATAAAAATGATACCGATTAAACAGGTAACACAAATACAACAATACGATAATACATACAAAGGAGAATAATAATATGGATTTCGACACGTTAAAAAGCTCGTCAAGTAACTTTGACAAACTTACAAAAGCACTAGAGCAAAACCTTGCTCCAGAAGATCAATCAAATAAAAACAAATATCAGGACGATAGATTTTGGAAACCAGAGATGGATAAAACTGGTAACGGCTATGCTGTTATTAGATTCTTACCATCAGTTGAGGGTGAAGACTTACCTTGGCAAAGAGTATGGTCACATGCTTTCCAAGACAAAGGGGGTTGGTTTATTGAAAACTCTCTAACAACACTTGGTCAAAAAGATCCTGTTAGTGAAGAAAATACAAGACTATGGAATACTGGTTTAGATAGTGATAAAGAAATTGCTCGTAAGAGAAAAAGAAAATTATCATATCATGCTAATATCCTAGTAGTAAGTGATCCAAAACATCCAGAAAATGAAGGTCAAGTAAAATTATACAAATTCGGTAAAAAGATATTTGATAAGATTACTGAAGCGATGCAACCAGCATTTGAAGATGAAAGTCCAATCAATCCATTTGATTTTTGGAAAGGTGCAAACTTTAAACTAAAAATCAGAAAAGTTGATGGCTATTGGAACTATGATAAGTCTGAATTTGAGAGTGTATCAGCAATTGCTGAAAGTGATGATAAGATTAAAGAAATCTGGTCAAAACAACACGCTCTAAAAGCTTTCGTTGACCCTAGTAATTTTAAAACCTATGATGAACTCAAAGAGAAACTGAATAGGGTAATTACGGGTGATAGAAACGCCAGTACCGTTGAGAATGTAAGCCTCCCGCCTCAGACCAACGGTTCGGTGAAAAGCGCTCCGGTTAACTCTAAACCTGAGTCAAGTGATGATGACGATACGTTGTCTTACTTTAGTAAATTGGCTGAGGAAGAGTAATCTCTCTCTTAACTGAATGCTTTAAGGGGCCGTTAGAAATAACGGCCTCTTTTTTTATTTCCAGCGTATAAATATAGATATGGCTTCAATCCTAGACCCATTAGTAGATAAACAAGGTGGTATAAAGAAATCAGCAAATTGGTACAGAAATAATGTATCTTCACTTGCTGATAGAATTACTGCTAGAAAGTTAATGAATCAAGGTAAGTTAATTGGTAGACCTAGTGTTGGCCGATTAAATATGTTTTTTTATGATCCAAAGTTTAAAAAGACATTACCTTACTATGATACGTTTCCTTTAGTCTTACCTTTAGAACCAATTAAAGGTGGTTTTATGGGAATGAACTTTCATTATTTACCACCAATGTTGAGATTTAGATTATTAGAACGTATGCAAAAGTTTGCTGATGGTGGATTAAATGAAAAAACAAAGATTGATGCTAGTTATGATGGTGTAAAAAATATTAATTTAGTTAAACCAACAATTAAAAAATATTTGTATAATCACGTAAGATCACAATTTTTAAGAATAGACTTTGATGAAGCGGCGTTGGCCGTTTATCTTCCGGTACAGCAATTTAAGAAAGCTGGAACAAGTAAAGTTTATGCTGATAGTAGAGGAATGATTTAATGAAAACAATTAAAAGAATTATAGCAAAATTATTTGGCATAAAACAATGTCAATGTAAAGGTAAGTAATGGCAATTTTAAGAGGCGGGACAAGAATATTTGGCCAAGATATAAGAATTGGTCTTCCTAGAGATAACACTTTGACAACAGGTGGTATTTTAAAAAGAGCTTCTGAACTTCCAGGTAAAAGTATTGGTGCTAGTGAAAGCACAATAGGCCGATTTATGGCCAATATTGGTCAAGGTGAGGGTATGGCTAGACCTACTCGTTATCTCGTTAGATTTAATATGCCAAATAACATAGTTTTAGGTAACAACAGTGAAGGATTAGATAACGAAGAAATAGAAGCAAGAGCCGTAGCGAAACAAGGTATAAATGACATAGGCGGCCAAGAATTGGCAAGAACTGTTGGTATGATGTGTGAAAGTATTGAAATGCCGGCAAGAAGTGTTACAACAGCAGATAGTATCACTTATGGACCAAAAAGAAAAATGCCAACGGGTTACAATTTTCCAGGAGAAGTACAATTATCGGTTTATGGCGACAAGTTTTTAAGACAAAGAATGTTTTTTGAAACTTGGCAGAAAATGATTTTTGATATAAACTCACACAATATGAATTATTATGAAGAATATACAGGCTCAGTTGATATTATGCAATTAGGTTCATTTGAAGCCGAGAATGATAGAGATAGAGTTACATATATGGTTAGATTATATGAATGTTATCCACAAACAATTGGTAGTTACGATTATAGTTATGGTTCTGTGAATGACATAGTAAAATTACCAATTACACTGAATTACAGAAATTGGAGAAACTTAGGTATTGACCAAGTAAACAATTTTACAGTTGGCAAATCATTTGGTACTTTGCCTAAAATCAAACCATCACCTGGTTTTGGAGGGATATTTGGAGGCATACTAAATAGATTACCACCTGAATTGAAAAGAGCAGGTGCACAAGTGGTCAATACGGCGAAAAGAAATTTGCCTATTGGTCGAGTATTTGGCGGAAAAGTTTTTCCACCATTTTTATAATTAATATAGTAATAGTAATAAGGAGATATAATGACATTACCTAAAGTAGAGGTACCTACATATGAGTTGACTTTACCATCGCAAGATATAAAAGTTAAGTATCGACCATTTTTAGTAAAAGAGGAAAAGATACTTTTAATAGCTGCTGAAACAGGTGGCCAAAAAGAATTGGTGCAAGCAATTAAAGATATAGTTGACGCTTGTACATTTAAGAAAGTTGACGCAAGTAAACTGCCTATTTTTGATTTAGAATATTTGTTTTTACAAATAAGAGCTAAGTCAGTAGGTGAAATAGCAAAGATAAAGATTTTATGTCCAGATGACAACGAAACATATGCTGACATCTCAATTGATTTAAGTAAAGTTGAGGTTCAAGTAGATGATAGTCATACTAATAAAATAATGATTGACGAACAAAAAAACTTAGGTATTATATTTAAATATCCTACAATAGATAGTATTTCATTAAAGGCTGGCGAAGATGTTAAAGCAAATACAGAAACGTTGTTTTCTGTTCTTGTTGGTTGTATTGACCACATTTTTGAGGGTGAAAAAGTCTATCATTCCACAGACAGTAGTGCGGAAGAGTTAAAAGAGTTTTTAGAAAATCTATCACAATCAAACTTTGAAAAACTTAAACAATTTTTCGAAACAATACCAAAATTAACACACGAATTGGAAATAGAAAATCCTAAAACGAAAGTTAAGAGTAAAGTGACACTATCAGGTGTACAAGATTTTTTCGGATCAGCCTCTCCCATAACAGCCTAGAGGCCTACTTCGAAACTAATTTTGCTCTGATGCAACATCATAAATATAGCTTGAGAGAGATTGAATCATTAATGCCGTGGGAACGTGACATTTATGTTAATTTACTTACAAGTTATATTAAAGAAGAAAACGAAAAAAGACAGAGAGAGACACAAAAGTAATGGAACCAGTAATAGTAAAAGAAAACACAGAAAACACAGTAAAACCGGTATCTAAAGAAAATACGGTGACTAAAAAGGTTACTGTAGAATTAGAGGTTGATACTTCTGTAAAAGACTTAGGACCGAATCCATATGCTAAATTAATTCATCTGGCTAGAGCGGTAGACGCTTGGAGAATATTCCCTAGAATATTCATATCAGTATATATGGTGTTACTATATCAAGTAATAGTTTGGTATATGAACATGCCAACACCTACTATGGAACAATCAGGCTTAGTATCAATCGTAGTTGGTGCTGGTGCCGCATGGTTCGGTCTATACACAGGTTCAGGTTCAAGTAAAGGTAAAAAATAATGGCAATAGTAGCTACAGTACAAGATTTAGCGGAACAACAAACTGAAGAACTTGCAAATAAATTTGCTGGTATTTTAAAATCTGTTGTGCCTGATGTTACTAAATCTTTGTCAAAAACAGCTGAATCTTTTCAAAAAGCATTACTGACAGGTAGTAATCAGAAAATACAAACGGCTTATGGTAACTTAAAGACTTTTTTAAAGAACTTTGATGTGAGTATAGGCGATTTAGGTGAGGGATTTAGAGATACAGAAAAAGTATTTAAAAGTTTAACAGACCAATTTGCAGATACAGATGAGAAAATACAAGGATTAAGAGAAAAGAATATATTTGCTGAAAAAGAATTGTTTGTTAATAAAAAAAATAACAATTTAGAAGTTAGAGCTACAATTTTAACAGATCAACAATTATTTGAAAAAAGAAAGAAACTTTTAGCAAAAGAAAAAGACTTAAAAGATAAAGAAAAAGACTATTTAGATCAAATAAGAAGATTTCAATCAGGTGAAGATACATTATCTAAATCAAAAAAGGCAAACTTACTAAAAAACTTTCAAAACAACCAAGACGAAATCAAAAACACAGAGGAATTAAAAAAGTTATATTCAGGTAAAGGTGGTTTAGCTGTCAATCTTTTAGATAGATTTGAACGATCTTTAGAAGATAACGCTCCTAGTTTTTTAGTAGCTGCTTTTGCGCCAATCATTGATATAGCTAGACAATTTCAAAAAACATTTGGTTTATTAGTATCAGGAATTAAATCTACTGCTAAGTTTATAGGTGGATTATCTGAATCATTTAATTCAGTTAAAAAAAGTTTTAGTAAAACAATGACAAGTATAGGTGGCGGGCTTAAATCATTTGGTAAATCAATAAAAATGGCCTCTCTAGGATTGCTAAAGTTTGTTAAAAGAATTTTTCTAGCAGGAATGGCCTTGTTACTAGGTATCATAACACCATTATTACCAATAATAATACCTATGTTAGCATTCGCAGGCATAGTAACTACGGTAGTAGCCGGACTATATTTGCTTAAAAAAGGTTTAAACGCACTAGTAGATTGGTTTAAAAATAGTACCATAGGTAAACTGTTAGGTTTAGATGATAAATCACAGGAGAAAAAAGAAAAGAAAGATAAAAAAGATGGTACAGGCAAATATCAAGGCTTGGAGGGTGAAATGGATTATGGAGATTATGGAGATACAAGTTCACCTAAAGCTAAAGTTATAATAGAAAAACCTTTAATGCCAGCTAATACAGGTGACGCCGGTGTCGCAGAAAAAGTGGCTCAAGATAATAAATCAGGTAAAGAAACTATTGGCGGTAAATATAATTTTCAAGACGGCGTATTCCAATATAACGGTGAAAATTTTGAAACTAGCAAACCACAGAAGGCAAAGAGGATCGCTAAAATAATAGGAGACCAAGTTAAAGTTGCAAAAGATAATAAATCAGGTAACTATGTTATAGTTAAAAAAGATATGGTGACAACTGAAAAACCTGACACAAAAATTATGCAAGGCGCAACTGGTGATATAGAAGGTATTACAGGATCTAAACAAGATAAATTTAAGAAACCAGATACTATTAAAAAAGATTTAAAAGGTGAAGGCACATCATCAAGTAATACTACAACAACAGTAGTTAATAATCAACCTACATCTAGTGAAACAAAAGTAAATAATACAAGTATGTTTACTCCTATTAATACAAGTTCAGGTGATAGTTATTTCGATAGACAAGCAAACGCTTCAAATTTTTAATAGATACCTAATTCTTTTTCAGTAAAGATTTTAAACTCCAAATCATTATCATTACAGTACACATCAGCGGCTTGCCATTTGGCTACATTTTTGATATACTCTAAACTCTCTCTCATAAATGCTCTTGACTTCTTTGTTCTAGGTTTAGGTTTTTTAGTTTGGGCGGCTGGTTTTATCTCTATCATAAAACGCTTGCCATTTTTTGTTTTTATGATAAAGTCAGGATAGTAACGGTGCCTCTTTCTATCAATAGGATTAATGTAAGGTATCGCCAATTCTTCACTTGCCCAATGTATTATATCATCATTCCTATCACAATATAACATGAATTTCTTTTCCCAATTTGATCTATAGACGATTCTTGTTGGGTCACCAGCATATTTGCTAGGGTTGATTGGTCTGTAAATACCTTTATACGATTGTCTTTTTTTCATTATAAATATTACTATACAAAGGTTATTTATCACATGTTAAAAAGAGCATCTTCACATTTAAAAGGTATGGCAACTGGTTTTGCTAATAAGGCTATTAATGGTGTAGTTAGTGGTTTCAAGTCTGGATTCGTAAATAGTGTATCAGGCAATCAAGCAAAAGTGGCTGCTCAACTATTAAAGAAGTCGCCATTTGAAGTACCTGATTCACCTATCGCTAAAGCAACAACAGATCCACTACAATTTAGTCATATATCATATCCAAGAGATTTAGAATCAAATGGTTTAGGTCATTACATATTATTTTACGCTATGTCTAATAACTTTGAAAAGGTAGATAGTGATATAAAAGCGGCTGGTAAAATTGGAGTACAAGTAAATCCAGGCGGCGGCGCTGAAGCTATCGGACCTGGTATATCTCTTTTTAATAATATTAGAGGTTTAAAAACAGGTGCCGGTGGATATAGACCATTTACAGCAATCAAAACAGAAAATTCAGTGGTAGCAAAAAAACCATCAGCTAAAACAGCATCAGCGGCAATATCAATCTATATGCCACCAGGAGTTAAGGTTAATTACTCAATGGAATATGACGTTACCGGAACTGATACTGCTGGTACAATAGCAAAAGGAATAAAAGATACTGGAAATGGAGGTGATACAGCAGAAAATTTAAAAACCATTCTACAAAGTGGAGTAGGTGCTCTAGGTAACTATGGTAAAAAACTAATAGATGAGGTTGGTGAATCGTTAGAATTAGGACGACCAGCAGAGTTAATATCAAAATCAGTAGGTGTTGCCTTTAATCCACATGAAGAACAGTTTTTTAAGAAACCTAACTTTAGATCATTTAGTTATTCATTTGATTTTTGGCCTAAAAACGAAGATGAGATGGAAGATGTTAATAAAATTATATTCTTGTTTAAATATCATATGCATCCTGGTATGGTTAATGGTACAGGTGGTAGATTGTTTAAAGTACCATCTGAATTTGAAATACACTATGCCTACCTTGGACTAGAGAATGAATACTTAAACAAAATTAGTCGTTGTGTTTTAAAAGATATGAATGTTGAGTACGGACCAAGTGAACAATTTAGTACATTTAGACCTGGCGCTAAAGGCGCACCACCTGTAACTACAAAAATGACATTAGATTTTGAAGAAACACAATTTATAACTAAAAA